GACGTGGTACAGAAGGGTCTTGAGAACGTGCAGGACAACGGCGGCGGCATCGAGGCGCAGATCCAGCTGGCAAATCAGATCGTGACCACCATCCAGAACACCACACAGGAAGCTGACTTTGCCGCGCTCGGTGTTGACCAGCGGGCAGAGCAGCTTCTTGCGCTTTTGCAGCAGAATGACCCGCGCATTGCTACAGGAAAAAGCGCAAAGGACCTTGACCGCCCGGAAACCTCCATTGCGCAAAGTTCCCTGTTTACCGGCGCTATCCATGAGCCGCAGATGTACACGGAGCTAAAAAAGGAGATCGTTTCCGCCGACCGCATTGATATGCTGGTCTCCTTTATCAAGTGGAGCGGCTTGCGCCTCATCATGGACGAGCTGCGGCAGTTTGCGCAAAGCGGCGGTGAGTTGCGCATCATCACCACCTCTTATATGGGCGCTACGGACGTAAAAGCCATTGAGGAGCTGCGCGCGCTGCCCAATACAAAGATCAAGGTCAGCTACGATACCAAACGTACCCGCCTGCACGCAAAGACCTATGTATTTTACCGGAGAACCGGCTTTACTACGGCGTATGTAGGCTCCTCCAACCTGTCCAACGCAGCAATTTCCAGTGGTCTGGAATGGAACGTCAAGGTGACCCGAAAGGACCTGCCGGAGACCATTGAAAAGATCGCAGCCACCTTTGAAAGCTACTGGAACTCCAGCGAGTTTGAATATTACGATGAAGGGCAGCGAGAGCGGCTGACCCGCGCCCTGAAAGCCGAAAAATACAGCGAGACCGACCACAGCGGAATCTACACCCTTGATATTCTGCCCTATTCCTACCAGCAGGAAATTCTGGACCGACTGGATGCCGAGCGCACCGTTCGGGGTTACAACCGCAACTTGGTAGTCGCCGCTACCGGCACCGGTAAAACCGTGATCTCCGCACTGGATTACAAGCGCTTCTGCAGGCAGCATCCGGGGCAGCCCTGCCGGCTACTGTTTGTGGCACACCGGGAGGAGATCCTGAAGCAGAGCCTGTACACCTTCCGGGCGGTACTGAAGGATGCCAATTTCGGTGAACTGTATGTGGGCAGTCACAGAGCCGACAGCATTGATCATCTGTTTGTTTCCATCCAGACCTTCAATTCTCAGGAGCTTGCCGCCAAAACGGCAGCAGATTTTTACGATTACATCGTTGTAGACGAGTTCCATCATGCAGCTGCACCCACTTATCAGAAGCTGTTGGAATACTACCAGCCGAAGATCCTGCTTGGACTGACTGCTACCCCGGAACGTATGGACGGCAAAAGCGTTCTGGACTATTTCGGCGGACGCATTGCCGCCGAGATCCGTCTGCCGGAGGCCATTGACCGGAAACTACTTTGTCCCTTCCAATATTTCGGCGTCACCGACACCGCAGATCTGAGCAGCCTGAAATGGCGTACCGGCGGCTACGACAAAAACGAGTTGTCCAACCTGTACACCCTCAGCGGCATGGTGGCAGAGCGCCGCGCTGACCTTGTGGTAAACTCCATCCTGAAATATGTCACCGATATCGAAGAGGTGAAGGGTTTGGGCTTCTGCGTTTCCATTGCTCATGCCCAATTTATGGCGCGCTACTTTAATACCCACGGCATCCCGTCTATGGCACTGACCGGCGATTCTCCTGACGAGGAGCGCAACGCCGCCAAGCAGCGGCTGGTTTCCGGGGAACTCCGATTCCTCTTTGTAGTGGACATTTACAACGAGGGTGTGGATATCCCCGAGGTGAACACGGTGCTGTTCCTGCGTCCTACCGAGTCGCTGACCGTGTTTTTGCAGCAGTTGGGGCGCGGCTTACGTCTGGCAGAAAACAAGGATTGCCTGACCGTTCTGGATTTCATCGGACAGGCCAACAAAAAGTACAATTTTGAGGAGAAATTCGCAGCACTGCTTTCCAACACCACCCGCAGCGTCAGCCGGGAGCTCAAAGAGGGCTTTGTCTCTGCACCTAAAGGCTGCTATATTCAGTTGGAGAAATATGCCGCAAAATATGTGCTGGACAATATCAGCGCCTCCTATGACCGCACCTCCGGGCTTGTGGCGCGGGCGGCTGCCTTCACCGAGGATACCGGTCTGCCCCTGACACTGGGGAACTTCCTCGACTACTACCATCTCGACCCCCGGGCCATCTACAGCAAAAAGGTCTGCTTCAGCAGACTGTGCGTCCGCGCAGGGGCGGCATCCGATTTTGCAGAGCCTTTGGAAGAAACTATGACCAAAGCCCTTGCCCGCTTTGCGGTCGTGGATTCCCGCAGGTGGATCCGGTTTTTGCTGGGGCTTCTGCCGAAATTGGATAACACCGACTTTGCAGCCCTGCCGCCGGTAGAGCAGCGGATGCTGCAAATGTTTTATGTGACCCTCTGGGGCAAAACTGCAGAAAGCTGGGAGGATGAAGAAGTTCTCGATAACCTGTATGCTCTCTCGGATAGTCCCGTTTTGCTGGGGGAACTGCAGGCACTTTTGCAGTATCAATATGACCGCATTGATTTTATCGACGAACCTGTGGATGTAGGCTTTGATTGTCCGCTGGACCTGCACTGCACCTATACCCGCGACCAGCTGCTAGTGGCACTGGACTTTTTGAAGCCTGCCACTGTCCGCGAGGGTGTGAAGTGGCTGCCGGAAAAGCAGCTGGACGTATTCTTTGTGACCCTGAACAAAGCGGACAAGGATTACTCTCCCACCACCATGTACAAGGATTATTCCATTAACGAAAGCCTGTTCCACTGGCAGAGCCAGAGCACCACCGCCGAAAACTCTGCCACCGGGCAGCGCTACATCCATCACCGGGAAAAAGGAAGCCGTGTGCTGTTATTCGTGCGTGAGTTCAAGGCAGATGCCCGTTTTGGCGGTGCAGGAGCGTATACCTATCTGGGCACGGTGAACTATGTGAAGCATGAGGGCTCCCGTCCCATGAATATCACATGGAAGCTGGACCGCCCGATTCCTGCAAAGTTCCTCAAAAAGACCAACAAGCTGGTAGTCGGTTAAAAGGAGAATATCATGAAGGTTGTTCGCGTTGTTGCAGCTGTGATCTGCGACGATATTCAGACGAAACATAAAATTTATGCCACCGCCCGCGGCTACGGCGAATATAAGGGCGGATGGGAGTTCCCGGGTGGCAAAATCGAGCCGGGTGAAACCCCGCAGCAGGCACTGAAACGAGAGATCCGGGAAGAGCTGGATACCGAGATCGCGGTAGGCGACCTCATCGACACCATTGAATACGATTATCCCGCCTTCCATCTTTCCATGGACTGTTTCTGGTGTGAGGTGGTCTCCGGCAAACTGGTGTTGAAAGAAGCCGAGGCTGCACGCTGGCTGACTAAAGAGGAGCTTGATTCTGTTCCGTGGCTTCCGGCGGACCAACTTCTTTTAGCGCAAATACGTCCTGCATTATAATTTTTTATGATAAATTCCTCTCTCTAGCTTTCTCAAATTTCCATTTTTCACCCAGATATAATAATCATGATCCAAAGCCTCTGAGTCGAAAGACTCAGGGGCTTTTTCATGTCTGGAGGTGAGCACTTTGTTATTCCGCACCATCACTATCATTATTACCATCGTATTTTAAAGCGCAGCTGCGCAGAAAGGAGAAAGCATTATGAACTTTTGGTCCGAAATCGTCAAAGAGGTTGGCACCGTCCTGGTGGAAGTCCTCGTCCGCATCGCTGAAGAAATGGAAAACAACAATTGATCACAGTACACTGAAAAGGAGATTTTACTATGCCCGCAAATGTTGAAACGATGTTCTCTGTCCGTGAGACCCCTTGGCACGGCCTTGGCCGGATCATCATGGATGCCCCTGCAAGCCGTGAAGCCTTGGAACTGGCCGGCCTGGATTGGCAGGTGGAGAGCCGTAATATCTATTCTGGTACAGGTGCTATGATCCCCGGCTATCGCGCAAATGTCCGCAGCACCGATGATGCTGTTCTAGGCGTGGTATCCGATCGCTACCGCATTGTCCAGAATGAGGAAGCATTCCAGTTCACCGATGATCTGCTGGGTGAAGGTGTCACTTATGAAACTGCCGGTTCCCTGCAGGGCGGCAAGAAGGTCTGGATGCTGGCAAGGCTTCCGCGGAAATATCTTATCGCTGGAGATCAGGTAGTACCATATCTTGTGATCTTCAACAGTCATGACGGCAGTTCTGGTGTGAAAGTGGCCATGACTCCGATCCGTGTAGTCTGCCAGAACACGCTGAACCTCGCGCTGAATACCGCAAAGCGCAGCTGGACTGCACGCCACACCGAAAATGTTCTGCTCCGCGTGCAGGATGCCCGTGAAACCCTGCAGCTGGCCAGCAACTATATGGTTGAACTCGGCAACCGTGGCGAAGAGCTGGCTCGCATCGATTTATCCGATCACAAGGTGCAGGAGTTCATCAATGAGTTTTTCCCGATTTCTGAGGACCTGTCCGATTGCCAGCGGAAGAATAACCTGCGCCTGCAGGAAGATCTGAAGGCTCGCTATTATAACGCACCGGATCTGGAATGGGTCGGCAAGAACGGTTGGCGCTTTATCAACGCAGTCTCCGATTTTGCCACCCACGCGGATCCTCTCCGCAAGACCAAAAACTACAACGAGAACCTGTTCCTGCGCACCGCAGAGGGCAACCCCATGATCGACAAGGCTTACAAGATGGTGCTGGCAGCAGCATAAAGGAGCAAGCCATGAATGATGTAAATAACCGCATTTTCAGGGAATTCACGGAATTTTTTGACAACGTTGAGAAGAATGCTTCTGAAATCAGCGTTACCATGGCTTATGAGATCACGATGAAAAGTACCATCAGCACCGCCATTATTGTTTTGGAATCCGAGGGTAGACTGGAGGAGCGCTACTGGAACCATCTCAGGGTGCAAAATAATATTCTGGATTTTCTTTACGACATGTGGGTTGGCTCTTGCCATTCATTGGCCAGTGACTTTTCCACGATCATGAAAGACTTGGTGGAATACGACTTCATCATTACTGAATCAATTATGAGAGAAAGGATGCAAAGTGCATGAAAAGATTGATTTCAACTTTGAACCTGTCCAAAGAGGATTGGCTCCGTTACCGCAAATGCGGTATTACTGGCACGGATGCCGGGGCTATTCTTGGTCTAAATCCCTACCGCTCGGCATTTCAGGTGTACCACGATAAAATCAGTGATACCTTTGAGAATATCGACAATGAGGCTATGCGTCAGGGACGCGATCTGGAAGATTATGTCGCGCAGCGCTTCACCGAGGCCACCGGTCTGAAGGTACGCCGTGCAAATGCCATTTACCAGAGCGAGGAACATCCGCTGCTTCTGGCAGATTTTGACCGCCTGATCGTTGGGCAAAAAGCTGGATTAGAGTGCAAAACGGTTTCGCCGTTTTCTGCGGACAAGTGGGCTGATGGAAAAATCCCTGCACATTACATGGCTCAGGTCAATCACTATCTGGCTGTCAGCGGTTTTGACTGCTGGTACATTGCTGCTCTGATTTTCGGGAAGGAACTGGTGATTCACAAGATCACAACCGACAAAGAAGTTCTGAACAACCTCATTGCCAAGGAAGAGCACTTCTGGAAATACAACGTGATGCCCGAAATTCCGCCTGTACCTACCGGAAGCGAGGGGGATACACAGCAGATCAATCAGCTGTACTCTGCAGATGATAGAAACAAAACTGCCGATCTGAATCCCATCCGCGACCTGTTGGATAAGCGGCAGGAGCTTTCTGATCAGATCGAACAGCTGGAGCAGGAAAAAGCCTCTATTGAACAGCAGGTGAAGTTGGAGATGCAGGACGCCGCCTATGGTACAGCACCGGGCTACAAGGTGTCCTGGGTATCCTCCGAAAGTAAACGGGTAGACTCCCAGCGTTTGAAGAAAGAACAGCCCGATATTTTCAATCGGTACAGCAAGAATGTAAGCAGCCGCAGGTTTACCATTATCCATGCAGCATAATTTTTGTACGCCTATAGGCACACAAAATTCGCGCTTTAGCTATTTTTATTTAATAGAAAAGCACAATACTGTTTACACAACAATAATTGTATGCTAAGATAAGAATATGAGGTGATGCACGATGGTTCTGCGCAAAAGTTATTTGGATAAGATCATTCCTTTTATCGATCAGGATCTGATTAAAGTTCTGGTTGGAATCCGGCGCTGTGGAAAAACAGTCCTTCTCGGTCAGATCAAGGACGTGCTCCTCCAGCGCAACATTCCCGCACAGAACATTATTCAGGCCAATTTTGAGTCCATGCGCTTCCGCAACACCCGTACTGCAGAAACGCTTTACGACTACATCGCAGAAAAAGCGGAAGGCTGCACCGGCAAAATTTATATTCTTCTGGATGAGATTCAGGAGGTGGAGCGCTGGCAGATTGCAATCAATTCTCTTCGTGTCGATTTCGATTGTGATATTTACCTGACCGGCTCCAATTCCAAGCTGCTTTCCGGCGAATTGGCAACCTATCTTTCCGGACGATACATCCAGATTCAGCTTTTCCCCTTTTCGCTGGCCGAAGCAAAACAGCAATGCATTGAAAACGGAACCTATACTTCGGATGAAAAGCTCTTCGCAGACTATTTGAAGTACGGCGGTTTTCCGCAGCGTTTCTTCCTCCCTGACGATCATTCAATCACCACCTATCTGGGCGATCTTTACGAGGCTATCATTGTCCGTGACATCATGCTGCGCCACAATATTCGCGAACAGACCGCATTACGTAATGTCCTTGCATTCCTGCTGGACAATATCGGCAATCCGTTTTCTGCCCGTAATATCAGTGGACGCATGGTTTCGGAAGGAATCAAGACAACCACTGCTACCGTGCTGAACTACGTTGATTATTTCAAGGAAGCCTTTATCCTTCTGAATGCAAGCCGCTATGATATCAAAGGAAAAGCGCTCCTGTCCAGCACAGAAAAGTACTATGCAGTCGATCTTGGGTTGCGGAACGTTATCAAGAAAAGCGAAGAGCTTGACAGCAACAAGCTGTATGAGAACATCGTATATCTGGAAATGCGGAGCCGTGGCTATGAAGTTCAGGTCGGCAAGCTGGACGACACCGAAATTGATTTTATCTGCTACCGTGGAGATGAAAAGCTCTATATTCAGGTTGCTTACCTGATCACTCCCGCCGATGAAGAACGGGAGTTCGGTAATCTTGAGCGGCTGCACGACAACTATCCTAAGTATGTTATCAGTGGTGATTTGGCGAATTTAAGCCGAAACGGAATCATTCATCGAAACATCATTGATTTTCTGCTCAATCCGTAATTTTCACATCATGGGGCACAACAGTTGACGCTGTTGTGCCCTTTTTTCTTTATCAGAATTGGAGGCATTCTTATGGAAAATCCATTCGTAAAATTATTTGCTATCGACTTCAAAGATCATCTGGAAGTCAAGAAGTCCGTCAATACCGAGTTAAAATATGTAAGCTGGGCGTATGCCTGGGCGGAGGTAAAAAAGCTATATCCTGCTGCCAGCTACGAGGTCAAGAAATTCAACGGCCTGCCCTATGTTTATGACCCCATCACCGGCTTCATGGTGTACACCACTGTCACGATTGAGGGCGTTTCGCACGAAATGTGGCTTCCGGTTTTGGACAGTTCCAACAAAGCCATGAAAGCTGTGCCTTACACCTATACCACCCCGAAATGGGACTACAATCCGCAGACCCGCCGCCGTGAAAAGATCGGCATGGAAGAACGTACCGTAGAAGCAGCCTCTATGTTCGATGTGAATAAAGCTATCATGCGGTGCTTAGTGAAGAACCTTGCTATGTTTGGCCTTGGCCTGTATGTTTATGCCGGAGAGGATTTGCCGGAAGATGCTGCACCGCAGCCGGAGGCGGAACTGCAAAAGCAGCCGAAACCGAGATCCGCTACCCCGAAGCAGGAACAGCCGCCCATGCCCTGCATCTGCGCCCGGTGCAACCAGCCCATCAAGAGGGTCAAGCTGAAGGATGGCTCCATCATGCAGGCGGCAGAGTTTGCAGCCACCCATGAGGGAATGTGCGCTGACTGCTATAAAGCCACCAGATTGAACGTAGCATAATAAAACTGCTCTATTTCGATGTCACTTGATTCTTGTATGATTCTATATTTCATGGTACACTTACAGTAGTGAGTTCTGAAAGCTCTCCTCTGTGAGTGGAAAGGAGCATTGCATGAAAGATTTGCAGTTTCCTGTTGGAATCTCGAATTTTGAAAAGATTCGAGAAGGCGGGTATTATTATATCGACAAGACCAATCTGATTTCTGAACTTCTTAGCGGTGGTATCGCTGAAGTAACATTGATCACTCGTCCTCGCCGTTTCGGAAAATCACTTGGTATGAGCACTCTCGCAAATTTTCTGGACATCCGCAAAGACAGCAAGCAACTGTTTGAGGGATTGGCGATCTCCAAAAATACAGAGCTTTGCAAAAAATGGATGAACCAGTGTCCTGTGGTATTTTTCTCTTTCAAGGATACGGACGGTCTGACCTTTGAAAGCGCCTATGGAATGCTGCGCATGAAACTGGCATTTGCATTCCAGGATTATCAGTTTCTTTTGGATGACGATGCTATTTCTGACGATGACAAAAGCATCTTTAAGCGGATTCTGGGACGCACTGCATCCATGGATGAAACAAAAAGCTGCTTTTTGCTATTGACCCGGATGCTGGAAATCCACTTCAAAAAATCGGCGGTCGTCATTCTGGATGAGTATGATGTTCCCATTGCAAAAGCCAGCAGCAACGGATATTATTCGCAGATGCTGGACGTGATGCGGGCTATGATGAGCACCACGCTCAAAGACAATACTTCGCTTGACTTTGCTGTTATTACCGGCTGTCTGAAAATTGCTAAAGAAAGCATTTTTACCGGGACGAACAATTTTGTTTCGGACACGATTCTTTCTCCCCGGTTGAGCGAATCCTTTGGTTTCACACAGACAGATGTAGATCAAATGCTGAAAGATGCTGGTCTTGAATCGCAGTCTGCTGAAATCAAGGCATGGTACGACGGTTATCATTTTGGCGATGCAGACATTTATTGTCCGTGGGATGTGATCAGTTATCTGCGGGATTTCCAGTATGGTGTAGCACAGAAGCCGAAAAGCTATTGGAAAAACACCAGTGATAACGCCATCATCCGTTCTTTCATCGACTATGCAGGCGACAATATCACCACAAAGCTTGAAACTCTGATGGCTGGCGGCTCTATTGTTCAGCATATTGAAGAAAACCTGACCTACGATTATCTGCACTCCTCTGAGGAAAATCTTTGGAGTGTGCTGTATCTGACAGGCTATCTGACCAAGGTGCGGGATAAAGATTTGACGGATTCGCTGCCGGATGGCTGCTCTGCGCTGATGATTCCCAATGCAGAGATTCAGGAAATTTTTGAAACCACTGTAAGCAAGTGGTTTGACGATAGCGCTAAGGCGTGGAACCGCAGCCCTTTGTTTGATGCAGTCTGGAGCGGAAACAGCGAAGCTCTGACAAAAGAAATGACCAAGCTGCTGCGTATGACCATCAGTTACCATGACTATCGGGAGGATTTTTACCACGCTTTCCTTGCGGGCATCTTTACTGGTGCTGGCTATGTGGTGGAATCCAACAAAGAGCATGGCGAGGGTCGCAGCGATGTCATTGTAAAGGATATCCGCAATGGCCGTGTGGCAATTTTTGAAGCCAAGTATTCCAAAACTCTGGATGCTCTGCCGGATGCCTGTGATGCTGCCATTCAGCAGATCAATGACCGGATGTATGCAGCAGACTTCCGGGATGACTATGATGACATCCTCTGTTATGGCATCGCATTCTTCAAAAAGCGTTGTATGGTACGCAAAAAATAAACACTATACTGGAGGCCCACACAATATGTGCGATGTGCTTGATAAAGTGGAAAACCGTGGCATTGCAAAGGGAAAAGCCGAAGGGGAAGATACGCTGGCTTTGCTGATGAAGAAGCTGTTCGATCAGAACCGTATTGAAGATGCAAAGCGGGCTTCTGAAGATAAGGAGTACCGTGCTCGGCTGATGAAAGAGTTTGGCATCAGCTGAGCAAAAAATTATATGTACAACTGGGAGAGTGTCTTCGGATGCTCTCCCTTTACTTTTGCAGGACAGTCCGCGTGGATTGTCCTGTTTTTATTTGGAGGCATACAATGAAAGAAGAAAAAATCAAAGTCCTTGCGCTCCTGCCAATGGAGCTGCCAAAGGAAATCGAGCTGGACAACACGCTTGAAGCCATGCAGAAATTTGTAGGCGGGCTGATCGAATGCATCACATTGAGTGACACCGGTTCAGCGGTCACACTGGTCTGCAATGATGAAGGCAAGCTGCTTGGCCTGCCGCTCAATCGTCCGCTGTGGGATGGAGCCGATGTTCTTGCCGGGCCGGGATTTCTGGCCGGATGTGACAACGAAGGGAATCTGACTTCCCTGCCGCAGAGTACAATGGATTTCTACAAAGAGAAATTCAGAGCTTTTATCATTGAAATCTAAGGAGGACAGATTATGACCTTTAATGCAATGACCGAACACTACGAAGAGATCACGGTTTGCGGAAAGCCTGCGCTGTTCACCAGCATCCGCATAGCCCTTGAGGCACCGGCACCTTGCTACGAAGGAAACGTAGCAGTTGATCCTTGAAAACTAAATATAGAAAAAGGGAGATGTATGGCATGAGTATCTATCAAGCGCCGCAAGTTCCGCAGCCAGCTGTCACATTTGGAGGTGGCAATTATGTAGATTTATCGACAGTAAACATGCTGCAGGCGCAAAACGCTGCTCTGCAGCAGGAAAACGTTGCTCTGAAAAGTGCGAACCAGTCTCTACAGCAGCAAAGGGAGAATCCGCTTTGTAAAGCAGCTAATCGCGCCTACCTGCGAGAATTCACCGCATATAAAACAGAGAGTCTCGTAGAATTTCCCGACGGAAGGTACCACCTTGTTAAGGAAAACCCTCTTGGTGAACTCTACAAGGTTGTCAAGCCCGTGTCAGACTGTACAGAATTCTCTGCTCGATATGCGATCGATCCACGGGACGGCTCTACGAGTATTGAAGTCCGGTACAGACTTCCTAACGGAACTCTTTCAGGCTTCCGTGTTGCCGATGACAAATTTCAGCAGAACGCTTTGATTCAAGGATTTTACAAAAGTGGCGGCACACTCCGCTGTGGAAAAGATGGTCCCCGGTTGTTTTATATGCTCGTTGCGCAGCTTTTGAGTAAGCAGGAGATCTATTTTCAACCTATACCTGGGTGGAATATCAACGCCTCAAGATGGTTTTTCAAAGAGTCGGCAGGATGTGAGGCGCCGCTGGATAGTCCGATTCTTCGTCCTGATGCTCTGACATCCGAAGACCAGATGATGATGGCCGCGGTCATCGGATTATCCTTCTTGAAGACACGTCTTCCTGAAGACATGCAGCCGACTAAGCCGTTTGCTGTGATCTCTGAGAGTTTTTCGATCACAACAGAGATCACTCTCAATTGCAAGCTCGCCGAGCTTAAAAAGCAGCTGAACCATCATCGAGACGACTTGCTCATCCATGTCCGTGGTGGATTTGCGTCCAACCGGTATCAGAAAGCTACGAATTATGATTACCTCTCCGATGAAGCCGAGAAGGGAAGCACGAGTCGTTCGATCTACATTGTTCAGGCAAAAGAATTGACGCCGGAGATTCGTGAGCATTGCATTCCGATCCAGTTAAATCCGGCAGAGGCTTGCTCCGCTACTACCGGTGTAGATTCTGTAACATGGGGTGATTTGATTTCCTTGGTAGAGGGCAATCCAAACGAATTTGATTCCCGCGTGTATCGCGCATATAAGGAGGAACGTGACAGAATGGAAGGATCAAATTTTTGTCAGGAAATTGCCGTTTTACGTGCTGTAAGCGAAATCATTTGCTGGACGTTTTCTCAAAAAGCGTCTTTTTCCGAAGAAAAGGTTCGAGATGCTTATAAAACCGCCTTCGATCACTATCCTTCCCGGTGGGATTCTATGCTAAACACAACCGCATCGGATTGCTTCCGCAATGCCCTTTATGCAGCTGCACGCGAACAGACCATCCGATTCCGGGACATTGGTGATTTAGACGAGACTTATTGCAAAGAAAAGGAGGTACTATATGATGAGTATAAGCTCTATCTCACCCTTGATCTTGTGAAACGTTTGGTCGCAAAGCGCATGCCGGAATTTCTTACATCTGATGTTCTGGCTCAGTTGACTGAAGCTGGCATTCTTTCGAGCTCTATCGTAAAGACGCTCACGCTCTCTACCGGGCATTCCAAAAATGTCAGGCTTCGATCAATTAATCGCAGCTTTGTGAATGGATATGGTCGTCGTGACATTACAACTATTTCAACCTAAAGGAGGTTATCTTATGATTTCAAGGCCAGAAATCCAGGCATTCCTTGGCACGTATCAGGAAGGTGCTGAAAAATTCCCGGTCCACCTTCAACTTCACCCCGGAGTTGATCCTTCCAGTATATTCCTTACTGGATCAAGCGGCAGCGGAAAATCCACGGCGGGGCAATGCATGGCAATTCAATTCGCTAAGCAAAGAACCCCCTTGCTCGCATTGGACCTTGGACACACTTTGTCGCCTGATCACATTTGCCCACCGCTGTCCTCTGAATTTGAGGCACTGGCAATCAGGCATGATCTCTACAATGAATCTGTGGCCACCGACATTCTCAATCCTAAACCTTGTGGAAGCAATACAGAGTCCCCCTATGACACGGCCTATGGTCTTTGCCAGATCATTGGACAAAATAATCGTTTTGGCCCTGCTCAAATCGCATCGCTCACAGCCGAGGTCAAAACGATTGTGGAGCACCGGGAAATTTGTCCCCATATCTTCCCAAGCATTCTTAAGGCATTGAAAAGTTCCACTTCTGCAAATGTCCGCATGTTGGGAAATCGACTGGAGCCGCTTCTCCAGCATGATGTGTTTGAACGCCGCCAAAACGGAAGCTCTTCCCTTCCGATTTCGCCTCATATACATATTTTTGATGTGAGCAGCTATCCTGATACAATCAGGACTACCTTGGCAGAACTTCTGTTGTACGATTGGTTTCGCTCCGCTCGTGCGCTGCAGATTCCCATCGTTATCATGGTCGATGAAGTGCAGAATCTCAGGCTTGGTCGCGGCACGATTCTGAACCGAATTATCACAGAAGGCCGCAAGTTTTCAATCGGTTCTATTCTAATCTCACAATCTTTGAAGGGCTTTGCTCCAGATGAGCAGTTGGCGTTGAGTCAGACTGGAACCAAGCTTTTCTTCAAACCGCCGCTCACGGAAATTCGAGCCTGTTCCGAGATGCTAGCCGAACCAGTTCGGCGTTCCGGAACGGTCGAGCTTCTTAAAAAGCTGAAGGTCGGTCAGTGCCTTCTGTTATCCGATTTCACGCACATCGGAGACTCGCTCCAACCCAGCTCCGACTGTATTCAGGTAAGCATCAACTTTCCGACATCTATTATTGAATAAACAAGTAGGAGGATTTATCATGAACATCCCAGATGGATTTTTTGAAAACCCTGTTTCTCCCGAGTACGCTGATCTGCTTTCAACTATGGGCGCCCCAATTTACTTTACAGAGGCTCCATGTTGCCACTCCGGCGATTGTGGATACATCGATTGTAGTGCTATCACGCTGCGTGACCAGAGCCTATTCTTTAACTGCGGCTATGTCGTTCCCCCTTTAAACGCCCAATATGAGGAAGTACAACCCGATTTGCATTCTTTGGAGCGTTATGATTTTTCAAAAATGCCAGATCTTCCCTGGTACCCTTAATCACACTTTAAGAGTCCTATATCTGAGAAAGATATTCTTACTTTGAAGCCACCTGTGCTTTCCATTATTTTGCGAAAGGAGAGAAAAGTTATGATTGATAAGCAACAGGATTTTCTTACACTAACAGGTGCGGCTCGCCGTGCACGGAGCGAAGGTTATGATATAACATACCACGGTCTCCGCAATCTCGTAGCCGCCGGTTACATAAGTCACGTACCGAACGGATCACGTATCTACGTGTTTTACCCCAATGTGATCCGCTTTCTCCAGAAGGGGCTCACGGCTGAGCAGAGCCTGGACTACCAGCTTTCCCGCGCCCGTAACTGATCTAACCGTTCGCCCTCAGTATCCTCCGATGCTGAGGGCATTTTTTGAAGCAGGAGGTTCAAATCTATGTTCTGTGAAAATTGCGGCCATCAAATCTCAGATACCGCTAAATTCTGCTCTGCCTGCGGTCATCCCGTTGGCACAACGCCATCCCCCGGTGCAGTAGCTCCACCTGCCGTTCCAGCCAAACGAGAATCGCCCCGGCTGAAAGCCTCGTCTGGCAATGGCAGCATCACACGAATGTCCGGAATACGCCGGAAGCCATGGCTGCTCCGAATGCCGATCCCCGATCCTCACACCGGAATTACAGTCATGAAGGCTGTTGGCACCTACGTCACCCGTGAAGAAGCCGAGGCGGTACGCGCCGAAATGATGAAGCGTCCGGCCACACCCTATCAGGACTCTACCCTGCAGGACTGCTTCCGGATGTTCAAAGAGTCCCGTGAATATAAGGGCCGGTCCGATAAGGCTCGCGAGCTCTATGACATTGCGTGGAAATATCTCCGTCCGCTGTGGCACTTCAAAATTGCCGCCCTCTATGCGCAGGAATTTCAAAACATCTTAGACAAGATGGCCGATAACGGCCTGTCTCAAAGTATGTTGGAAAAAGAGCGTACTCTTATCAGTAAGCTGTATC